TATTCTTCTTTCGCATACTGGGCATAACCATAATGCTGTACAACCTAAATTTGCAATATATAGTGGTTTCTTAGGAATTTGCTTTTCAAGTGCTTGTATTGCCATTCCATAAGCATTTTCAAAAGAACATCCCCATGAAGTATCACATGGGATTGCTTTACCAAGTTCATTACAATCATATTTCAGTTCTTCAATAGCTTCACTCTCTGTCATATTATCCCTCGCTTTCTTCAATACAAAAATTCCAAAACCACCGAAATGCTTTAAGAATTTGCTCTTTAGTCGTTCCATTGTGTGTTGGCATTTCTAAGAACATTTTCAATGATTCAATTTTTTCATCTTCTGAATATTTTTCAGAATTTATGTTATGAACTATTGCACAAGCAACTCCTATATTCATCTAATTTTCCTCACTTTCTGACAACTCTGGATTGTCAAATATGTTGCCGATAACTTCATAAGACCCATCTAAGCGAGCATGATAGCCTGTATATTGTTTTACACCTACAACTTTATATGCTTCGCATGTATATTTAACCTGTCCTATATGTCTATGCGATTTACCATTATCATAGTATTTACCTTTAACGATATCATTCTCCCAAATCAGCTTGCCGTTCTTGTCTTTCAAGCCTGTACATTGGCAGATGGTGGATGGGTCTACTTCACAGAAATCTATACCGGTAACGTTCCAATCATCACAAGCAGTTCCGTTATATTTTTCAATAACAAGACCGCCTATAAATATTCTCCCATTTTCAAATCCATCATCAAACAGGTAGCCTTGCACCCATTCTCCGTCACTAATCCTCTTAGCCTTGAATAAATATCTATCTTCCATATTCTCTCCTATTCTGCTTCTGACTGAAGCCATTCTTTCCAGCATTTAGAACATTCCGTTTTTTCACAGCAACAATCGCACGGAATGTCCGCATACTGTGAGGAAATACCATCTTCTCCGACAATATCTAAAAACTCTGCTAACTCTTCATCCGACATATTCCTTATTCTGTCGGCTTTGGTCTGTGACTTTGCTTTTCCAATATCACTCATATTCTCCACCTCTCAATTCTTCAAAATAGAATTTCACATCGTCCGACATATGCTTCACAATTCCAAACCGCTCCGCCACTTGATATGGTATGCTATCACGCATAAGTCTTTTGTGTATTTCAGACAAGTAATTTCTAAATCCCTCAATATCTAAAGTGGCTTTATAGTGATTACAGCTCCTACAAGCAGGCATATAATTTGAAACGTCGTCTGATCCGCCTATTCTAAGCGGTGTTGCATGGTCTATCTGCATATCTTTGTAAGATATTTCTGTACCACAGTAAGCGCAATGTCCGTTATACATAAGATATACAGATTGTCTCACTTTTTTAGGTATTGCTTTTCGTTTATTCATTTTTACCTCTCAATTCTTTCAGTTTTTCTTCGGCTTCGGATTTCGTGAGAAATACTGTTTTACCAATATTCTCTAGAAAATAACAACTCTCACCCATGTCATCATCATTGATAGCATCAATTCTTATGACTGTTCTGTCTTTATGAAGCTGCTTAATATATAGCTGCAAAACACGCATCATAATAACCGGCTCTTTTGCTCCTTTATTTACCCGGTACAAAGTATCTCCCACCTTGCAAGGTAATTTAACAAGTCTGCCCTGCTCCTCTAAGTCCTCATAATCTCCAAGCTTCTCGCAAACACTTGTCATAATCTCACAGTCATCGCATTTGCTACTCGCCCCCAATCCGTTACACTTTTCAAAGCATTTCGGATAGTAGTGACCTCCACTGTCATTTTTCTTCGTTAATCTCTCCATATCATCACTCCTCTTCAAACATTTTATTTATTTCTTCATCGCTCATAATCGGAACGCTCTGTTTTTGACGTTCTGCAAGCGAATCTAACTGCATATCGGTTACGGATTTAGACTTTGCATCTTCGGATATATGTCTGCTGCTATAATCATTTTTAAGTCCATATACATCCGACCAACAATGATCTACCGACTGATTCAGAATCTTAATCGCTAATCTGGTATCTCCGCCGGACAATCTTTCAATTTTATTTTTCATACGCGTAAGTGCCTGTTTCGTAGCAATCGGCTTTTTAATCTTCTTACGCATATCCAAAAATTCAGCGAATGCAGAATTAAGATCGGGATCGTCATAATGTGTCGTTTTCGCCCCTATATTATTCTTATATTCTTTACTTCTTATATTCTTTACTTCTTTTATAATAGGGAGGTTCGTTATCTGTTCGTTATCTGATTGCATTTTGATTGCATCGGTGCTTGTGGTTTCATCGCATTTTTGCTTGTTATCTGATTGATACAAATTGTAATTTTTTATAGTAAATACGCTATATTTACTATGTGCTTTGCTTGTTATTTCGCCTGTGCTTTTAAGGTGCTTTAGCGCGTTGCGAATTTCATTGTCAGTTAAGCCTGTTTCAGATGCCAATTTTGATATGGAAGATGGAAAAGAACCACGCTCGATCAGTTCGCCTTTATAGTACCCATCTTTCCAATATGCAGACACAAGCATGTAAAAAAACAACCTAAATGTGTTGAAATCATCCCACCATTCCCATTCAAGAATCTTTCGATCTATCTTTACAAAGTTTCCCATAAAATCATCACTCCTCAAAGATTTCTATGTATTTTTCAAATCTTCTGCAATTTTAAGAAGATCATCACGCGTAAGATTCTTGCATTCTCCGGTGTAATATCCGCAAAGTTTATCTGCTGCTTTGATAACATCGTCAATCGCTTTATCGTAAATATCTTCAACTGTATTTACATCGTATGCATCACACAATGCCTGATGCTGTTCTCTGTATGCTTTCAGTTCTTCCAGCCATTCTGCAACTTGCCTATATTCTTTGTTTAATTTTTCAGCAATATCAGGGTCTCTTGAAAATATAATATGCCCCTTTTCTGCCAAGGCTTTAAATCTTTCTATTGATTCATCAATCGTCATTATCTACCACACCTCCACTTCTTAACTTCTTTATTTCTTCCTTGATATAGTTAAGCGTTGCATTTGCGCAAGCAAGCGTTTCTTTTGTACCACCGCAAAAGTCTATATCATTCAGCATATTCATTACATCGTCAATCGCCTTGTCATATCCATTCAGCGCATTCTTAATTGTTTCCGTCTCTTGCCTGGAAAAGCAATATCTGTAATCATCACCGCCCTCATGGTAAGATATCAAATGCCTGTCAAACTCTTCTGCATTCATTGACTATACACCGACTTCCCACGCTTTAAGCATTGATTTCTTGCTATCTATCGAAGTCTCGTTGTAATGGCATCCAAGTTCCCAATAATACTGATTCTCCGGTGTGTAAATCGTAACCTGTGACATATAATCACGTATCATAGCCATAGCCTTATCTTTCCGCTTTTTATCAAGAAAGATAATCGGTCGTATTCCGTACCGTTTCTTATATGACTTTTTCCACTTCCTATGATTCATCACTCTTCATCCTCCCGACACATCTATCCTGCTTCTTACATACATAATTCTGAATCTCGCTATCAGATACTCCGTACACCTGTTTCAGAATATCCATACAGATCATAACGTCAGCCATCTCTTCAATAAGATTGTCTCTATTATCTTTGCCACGCTTCATTTTGCTAATTGCCTGTATAAGCTCCGAACACTCTTCCATGCATACAGTAGTCTGCAAATCGGAGCCATAATGCTCAATACTTTTTTTCACTACGTTTGAATCAATAATAATCACTTTAATCTCACATCCTTTTCATTCATGCGGATTGAATACTCCAATCCGCACTCTTCTTTTAATATTGATATCTGATCGTTCCAATCGGTATAGTTTTCACCGATACACTCTGCCTTGAAATTAAACCGCTTCTTAAACCTATTTAAACGTTCTCTACCGAATCCAAATTCATCATGCAGTGTTACAGATGCAAGAATCAGAATCGTGTCAAGCATCATGTTCTTGGCATTATCCGTAAACTCCTGCAATGCCTTATCATCAATCCGCACAGGTATGTTATATGCTCCACGCTTCTTTAAATCGGATTCTAAGGCATCTAAGCCGTGTTCCCTTGCGTATCTAAGTGCATAAGACATTCCCTCACGTCTCGCCTGTTCTTCTTTGCTTTTGCTCATTTTCAATCACACTCCTAATTTTCTTTGTGACGTTTTCTCTTGTACCGCTCATATTGTTCCTTATGCATATCTTTCAAAGAATTATGTACAAACTTCTGCTGTCGAATACTCTCTTTAAATTCCTCATTTGCTTCTGTATATGCCTTATACATGTCGCATATTCCATGACAACCGATATGCTTATCAGAACAACCCATGCACGGTGCTGTTGGTTTTATCATTTAATCACTCCTGCTCAATGTTCAAATTCCTAAACATGGCACACATAACATCTACAACGATGCTATTGCCAAATTGCTTATATAACTGTGTGTTACTGTTGACTGCTGCCATTTTGTCAATATCTTCATCAGATACACCCATCAGCCTTCCACATTCTCTCGGTGTTAGCTTTCTGATACGATATTGGTTAATCATCACTCGGTTGTTGTGCCTTGGACTACTTCCATCCGTTGTTAGAGTTCCGAAAGTTTCTTTACGCACACTCATGTTCTGTTCGTCAATAGCAAGAACACTTTCAAGTATCATGTTGTCTTTCTGTACACTTGTCAAGCAATTACTTGTACCTTGTATATTTACCTCTAATCTCTGTTCTATTGGAATTCCTGTGGTTCTATCCGACGGATTATCTGGATTTCTACCACGCATAGCAACTATACACATATTGTCTTTGTGTGCACCTATTCCCTTATAATATCTCGATGTTACTGTGCTTTCGGTAGGGGTATCAATGTCGCATATTTTGGCATTATCTAAGCTATCCAAATGTCCTTCTGGCATTTTATTCAATTTGCACGGAATTTGCTCACATATTTTAATCTGTTGTGTTCCACCACAAGTAATTGTTGTGATACTAGGAGACAGACCATTTTCGTTGTAAACCGTGTTAGATTGATGTTTTCCTGTTCCATTATCCATAAATCCTAATTCCTCTACGATTACTTTAGGCTCCTGGTTTCCACCTTGCATTGTACTAAATGTTGGGGTGACCCCCACATTATAAATTCTGTTAGTGCTTTCAAATTTGCTTTGAAATGAACCTATAACTTTAACTTCTTGCATTCAATCACTCCTGTATTTAATGATGCATATTTTCCTATTGCATTTCCATCTTTTGAAATATGAGACAAAATGCAATTAGCAATAATCTTTTCTTTTGGATTGTTAATTGACAAATCAACCGCTTTCAACAATACAGTTTCCGTCCGACCGCAAATTTGAGATTCCTGCGTCATATCTTGCTTTGATACAGTTTGCAACTTCTCTTTGCTGCGGCTTATTGATTGTTCCATCAACGCAAGTCTGTCTGTCTGTCTGTCAAGATTGTGTTGTGGTAATGTACCGTTGTCAATAAGCTGTTTTATCAGCTTGTCAGCCTTTTCATTGTTGATGTAATACTTCTCGTCTACATTATCCTCTAGGTAGTCTTTGAGTTTCTTTTTAAGTGGTATAGGGTTCGGAAAATTATATGAATAATTCCCTAAGAATGAAAACATAAAACATCTGTTTCTATTTTGTGCTACCGCATAATTTTTAGCATTCAAATCTTTCCAATAGTTCGTGTAGCCTAAACTTTCCAAAAATTCCAACCACTTTTTAAAATCATCAATATTTTTCTTGCCGTGTACTTGTGGTACATTTTCCATGAATAAAATTTGCGGCAACTCTCCTCCACCATCTCTGATTTCTGTCAGTATTCTTTCAACTTCCCACAAAAGACCTGATCGTGTACCGCTGCCCTTAGACATTCCGGCTTGCTTCCCGGCAACAGACAGGTCCGTACACGGAAAAGAGTAAGTAAGTAAGTAAAGGTTTCTGTATCGCAAATATTCAAATCTTCTGCATGAACCTTAGTTATATCCATTGTAGGAAAATTCGTTCCATGTACTGCGTTATAGCTTGCAATAGCATACTTATCAAATTCCACAACCCTGTAATGCTCAAATTTTGCACCTATTCTTTTTAAAGCCATTGCTTGACTTCCGTAGCCGGCGAATAATTCTATTAAGCGAATAGGCTTTGTTATGCTGATTGGTTCTCTTGTGAAGTCAAATATGCTCATTTGATTATCACAAGAGTAATTTTCAAAATTCATACAACATCACCTCACATAAAATCACTTAATCTCATTTGTGCCATTTCGGTATCTAACCTCTGCTTTGATGCCTTGTAATAGTATTTGTCAAGCTCAAATCCAACAAATTTATGATTTGCGTTATAGCAAGCTATCAGACTGCTTGCACTGCCTACATGAGTATCAAGTATAATGTCATTAGGCTTTGCGTATCTGCTTAATAACCATTCATATAACGCAACTGGTTTCTGCGTTGGGTGTATGCGCTTTTCGTTCAATCTTTTATTACCCTGCTGGGTAGTACCTTCAGTAATTGATTTTCCTTGGAACATTCCTCGCCACATATAGCGAAAAATATCAACCCTATCATTCATACTGCAGTATGCTATTTCTGCGTCTGACTGGTCGCTTCCATCGTTGCATTTATCCCAAACGATACGACCACCTATTAGCGGATGATCAAAGTAATTGCAGCCAAAAATAATTTGATTTTTTGAAACCCTCATAAGTTCATTGAAGTAATCTTCTGAAGGGGGATCGTTATCCCAATTCCGATTTCCGTACTGCCCATCTTTTACGAATATTTTACTTCCGTTTTTCTGCCTAACATATCCGCTTCTATTTCTTCCACCGTGTTCCTTTCTCCCATATGGTGGGTCTACAATCGCAAGGTCAAAATATTTGTCAGGAAATTCTTTCATTCCTTGTATACAATCCATGTTATAATATCCAAAATCTAACATTTTTTACCAAAAGGAAACCTAGGTTTTATGCGCGCGTCCTGTTCCTTTCTTTGATTTTTAGTTAGTGCATACCCATACTCCCAAAATCTTCTAATGGGTAATCGTGTTTGTGGTCGTTTGCAAATACTTTAATTAAGCACTCTCCCGATTCTTGACCAAACTCGCATTCTTTACATCTGAATATCAAATCTTTCTGCCTGTCGGTCTCTGCGCAATTCATGCACCAATTTTTAGTAAAAATATCAAGTCCGTGTATCGCTTCTGTTATGTTATCTTCGTTTTCTCTTGTTAAATTCACTCTGAATCACCCGCTTTCATAAATACAACCCAATGCGTATCTGCTCTTTTGTTCCCGAATATAGGCTTGCTGCTAAAGCATTTTAAAACTTCCGATAATTTTATTTGCTGTTCGTTCCATTTAAAAATCAATGTTCCGTATGGTTTCAGAACCCTCATACATTCATCGAATCCTTGTTTTAAATCCTGTGGCCAAGTATCAGATAGCTTTCCATATTTCTTGGCCAACCAAGATTTTTCACCAACTCTTAACAAGTGCGGTGGGTCAAACACAACCATGGAAAACGTATTATCATCAAATGGAATGTTCCGAAAATCTGCTACTATGTCAGGCTTTATTTTTAATTTACGGCCATCACAAAGAGTATCTTCTAACTCTCTACAATCCATAAAGCATACATTAGGATTTTCTTTATCAAAATAAAACATCTTACTTCCACAGCAAACATCTAATATAGGCTTATTCAATCGCTTTCACCCTCCTTTAATAAATCCATAAACTTTTCATACTGTTTCTGCGACACCTTATTATGCTCTTTTTCTGGCTTTAAGCGGATTATAAGGTGCTTTTCAGCGATAGAGGATAATTCCCTCGCTAACACTTTTTTGCCTTGCTGTACGCCCTGCATATAGCCTTTAGGTGCCTTTCTCTCGCCTATTGAACCGCTTGCACGATTTTCTCCTTGGCCGCCTAAACTGACATTTCTAAGCTGATAACCTTTATCGGCGTATAATCTGATATACTTTTTTTCCGCTTCGTCAAGCTGTGAAGCCGGAAGATTCATAAATTCAACTCGCCATCCGTAAGGGTTTTTCTCTGCATCGTACAATCCGTGTGATCTGATACTTAAATCTATGTGTTGCTGATAACCGGATAAATGACTTGCCAATCTGCTGATTACATGTACCGCCTGCCCGATGTACGCAAACTTGAATCCGTTTTCATCCTCTCGAAGCAAGAAATATATACCGCTCTTGTCATTCAACTTAGGATTCACTTTGAGAAGTCTGTCTTTGTTATTTTTCTCAATCGCATACACTTGTCTGTAATTCGTAGCCACTTATGCCTCACACTCCTTTAAGTCGCTTGCTATCTGGTCTAAATCAGATACAATCTGTGCAAAGCAATCCGTTGGGTTCTCGCTCACAAGGTCTTTAATCGCCTGTACAACGTCGTCAACGCCTTGATTGTACTGATTCTGCTCGTCAATATTTACCACATTTTTCACTCTCCTTTATCCCTGCCGCCCACCACTTATAAAATTTAATATTTAATATTGAAATGTCCGTGTTCATTTACCCAATCAATAGCTTCCGCGTAGGTAATGCCGTTGTTTTTCAGAACGTACAGAAGGTTATGGAATTTAGGATGCGTTTGCTTTAAGCGTTCAAATCTGCTTTCCTTTTCTAAGTGACATCCGAATCCACACAGAACACATCCGGTTCTATCGCATCCGGTAGTATGTAAAATCGGTCTACCTAGTTCAAATTCTTCCATATCCATAAAATCTGAAAGATTAGTCTGCCCGGTCTCTTCATCATCTGTAACCACATCACCATAAACAGAACATATCGGCAAATTATTTTCTTTGATGTAAAGCAATACATCTTGTTCCGTCCAAAAGCTCATAGGGTTGCTGTGTGGTCTTTTTACATTGAAAGCATTACACCCATCCTGTAACCATTTCTGTGTACGCATAGTGCTTTCGCTTGCCATAACAGCTAAAATAGGTTTTCTTTTCGTTTGCTTTTCATAAGCAAATGCAGGTTTATGTTTCATTTCCATACAGCACATATCGCTTATATCAAATGGTGCATCAAGAAAGAATTTATATTTTTCTTGATTAAACTGACTATAATTTCCTTTTCTGTCTTTCAATTCTCCATTTAATCTGCGTAACCTATATTCTGAACCGCTAGGGATAACTCCCATCTGCAAACTCTTGTACTGTTCGTTCTGCTTGTCTATTCTCCTGTCTATTCCTAGCAGATCTGCCATGTAGCAAGCATACGGGACTGTCTGTCTGTCTGTCTGTCTGTCTGTCTGTCTGTTAAGATTGTGTTATTACATTTTTGGCTGTCAAGGTATTTAACGTATTTTCTTGCACCACTAACGCAATTTGAAACTTCTTTGCTTATCATTGGGAAACCATACTTTTCGCAAACTTCCGAAAATGAAATTTTTGGTTTCAAAACAATCAAATTTTGAAATGTCTGCGCAAATTTCTTTAATTCCGGATATTGCGTTGGAACATCGACAAACACCAACGGAATATCTTTATATTTGCAAACGTTTCGCACAATGTCTACCAATACTGTGCTGTCTTTCCCACCACTGAAACTGACGTAAACGCCTTCTTCTCCAAACCGATCGACCCATTCAGTTATCCTTCGTGCTGTCATTTTAATTTTTGCAGAAAGAGGAAGTGATTGCATCTGATACAAGTCTGTCATTGTATGTTTATTACCCATATCATCAACTCCTACTTAAATGGTAAATCGTTGCCTGTCAATCCTGTCGGAATATCCATGAATCCGGCATCGGAAGGCATCGGCTTCGGTGCATCCTGTGTATTACCGCCCTGCCTACTTTCGCAAAATTCGTGTTCTTCGACAACAACGTCTGTCGTGTACACCTTATTTCCGTCTTTGTTCGTGTAACTTCCTGTCTGGATGCGTCCTACAATCGCAATCTTTGTCCCCTGCTTCAAATACTTTTCTGCAAACTCGGCGTTCTTTCCGAAAGCAATGCAGCTAATAAAATCTGCGTTCTGTTCGTTCCCAGAATTGTCTTTTCTCTGAAATCTACGATCAACTGCAAGTGTATATCTTGCGATTGCCAACGGTTCTGATGCCTGTGTGTATCTGATTTCCGGGTCGCGGGTCAATCGACCCATCAAAATTACTTTGTTCATGTTTAATACCTCCATCTCTAATATGTTAAATCATCATATTCATTGCCCTTGACAATGAAATCCTCTGCATACGTCATTTCGTATGAAATTCCTGTCTCTTTACATTTGAACTCGAAACACGCTGCACTTGCAATCCACCGGCACACATACCGCTTGCCGTTCTTATCTTCGCAAATATCGTGTTCATAGATAAGCTCTCCATCTGTGTCTCTGCGTCCGGTACATCGGCAAATCGTGTCCTTGTCAATGATGTGTGCCATATCCATGAGAAGTTCCTTCGCAGATCGCATACATGCTCCCTCTGATTTCTCGATAATGAATACAAAATTGTCTTTCCAATCCTGTATCACAATGCCGCCATATACCCATTCTTTATTGTCTGCATCAATGGCTTTGCACTGCATAGCATCCTGTTTCATTCCCATTTCATAATTCCTTTCACACCAACAATCTTGGCAATAATCGTTATCGCCATCGTGAATAAACTTTTCTGCATCGGTTGTTGTCTCACCGCATCTGTCACACTCAAACACGTAATAGTCATTCTGCCTACCACAGTTAATGCAACCTTGCGGACATCCAACGCAATCATTTTCTTTCCATCGGCTCATCCACAACACCTCTCTTGTATTTTTCACCAAGCTTTAGCTTAACTCTAAGCTTATTTACTTCTCCTTTAAGCTTCGCATTTTCAATTGCTAAATCTTTTAATGGTTCTGTCGTCAAAGAGGTGATTTTGTTTTCATATTCAAAGACATCATATAAAGATGTTTCGATCATGTGTCGATTCATGCTGTAATACTTGGCAATCAACCCTTTAATTGTGTTTATATCCGATTCTTCCCCGGACAAATTATTTATTGCTGACTGATATTTTTCTATTTCTTCATGCAAATTTTCTTTCATCGTTTTATCTCCTTACATCAAAATTATCTGCATTTGACACATTCAATGGAACCGTTCTGTCCTGAATAACCCTACCATGCTTGATACGTGTAAGAAGTCCAAGTTCCAATCCGTTGTGTGGTCTCCACAGATGCAAGCAATTATCAACCATGTTTACATACTCACTCTTCTTTGGCATGATCTGATATGCTTCCTCTTCATCGTCGAAAAACGCATCTTTCAGCTCGCACATTGCATTCCAATCAGGTAAACGTCCGTTATACGGACAGAAACTTACATGTTCATAACCTCTTTCATTGTTAGAGAAAACAACGCTGCCCTTATACTTTCCGACCATGATTTCTGCGCTGTACGTATTGATGTCGATTTTCTTCACGTAGGAAAGAGTTTTCTTAATCTCTTCAATATCTTTCATGCTGTCACTCCTTTTTATTCTCTGTAACCGTCATATATTTCAATAAACGGTTCTTTCGTTCCGATGAAATCTTCTCCGACAACAATCTCGCCTGAAAGTTTTGCAAGTTCCATAAGTTCTTCTGTGCTTTCAACTTCGACATAAGCATCGCCATCCACAATTTCAACCTTATCCTTTAACTGTGGATATTTTATTAAAATAGGTTCTGCATCAATAATTGACGTTGTTATCAATCTAAATCTCATTTAATACTCCTCCCTTAAAACGGACATTCATTCGGATTCCGTAGCAACCATTCCCTGTTACGCTCTGCAACTTCCACATTCACATTTGGAACAGTTTTTTTCATCTTCTCAATGAATAAATTCTTATCAGCATTATTCTTCGATAAATGGCACATAATCACATTTTGCAAATCCTTTGAATTGTTCGCTTTCACAAAATCGCAAGCCGTGTCAATGCTCATATGCCCCCGATATACGTGGTTTACCTTTGCGGAATCTTCATTGTCGATTAAATCCTTGTCATAGTTCACACCTAAGAGAATGTGAGTTATGCCTTTGAATCGCCACTTAATTAAATTTGTGTCGGTTATATAAAGCATTCTCCCCATCTCTGGGTGAGTTATCAAAAATCCATAACAAGGACATTCGCTACCATCTGCATTTGTGTGTGTCCATCTGCCGTCTAATGTTGTTAGGTCAAATGGCTGTACTCTAAAATCTCCATTTCCAATCTTCATAGGTTTTTCGCTTATGTATGGTGCAAATACAGGTATTCCCATATTCTCAAAATCTTTTACCGACTTGCTATGGTCTGAATGAACGTGGCTGACTATGCAGCCAACCACGTTTCTTATGTTCCAATTCAAGCCTTTCTTAATCTCCTTAATCGGTATTCCGCAATCAAGGATAAGCGTTTCTCCACTTTCGGAAGTTAATGTGTAGCAGTTCCCGGAACTTCCTGTTGCGATACATTTAAGTTTCATCATTTCACACCTACTGTCATAATCGCTGGATTTACAACTCCGTCTCCGTCATAGTCATACTCTTTGTTATGCCACTTTCTCAAATACTCTCCGTATTCCCAGCACTGTGAAAGAATACTAACTGCGCATCCGTACATAAATCCTGTTATGCCCTCTGTGTCTGCTTCATGGCTCAATCTGTCTGCATTATCAACAAAGCACTTCGTAACATCATTGCTCTTGCCAATTTCTGCTTCTAACAGTTCAGCCCACCTTTCAGCATAATTGAAGCAAGCTCTGCTGTATTCGTCACTATTCTTGTCGTACCAATCCTTGTATTCTTTCTCTTTACCTTTAATAATTTTCATACTCACACCTCGATTTCATCATCCTGTGGGAACTGAAAATACTCGCTCGTTACCTCTTTGAATTTTTCACTGCTTAAAAGGCCCATAGCTCCTTGAAAAGTATTTGTCGTGGCTGTGTGATGATAAAACTCATTATTGCAATATGCTTCTCTAAGCATTGCCATAGCCTTAGTCGCCTTTTCTTTGGTTGAATATTCAGCTGCAGCGTCAATCTCCGTGCCCCCATATAATTGTATTTCTACGCAAGTATTTCTTTTTACACTGTTTTCATACAGAAAAACCAAACTGTTATCGTACGGAAAATCCATTGTTCCGTTCTGCGAAATTACTCTCATCCTTACTCTCCCTTCATAAACTCCGGCTCTGCCGATTCTTCGCTCACGATTTCTGAATCTACAACATCCTCGTCAAAGTCAACGGAATTGGCGTTTTCTTCAATCTCACTTTTTGAAATCTGATATACCTCGTCCATTTCCATCTGTGCCTGTCTCGCCATAGGATCGTAATTCTTTGGATATTTTTTCGTCGCATTGTTGCACATTTTACGGACAATCATGCTTTCCGGCGTATCAAGCCATGCGCCGCTGATATATGGTCTTGCAATCTCGCATTTAAGCATTTCATCAACGGTTTTGCATAATCTAAGAGCATTAAGAATCTCTTCTTTTTTTGCCTTAATCTCCGATTTCTGTTTTTCCGTTGCTTTATATCTATCAGCACAAATTCCAAAAGTAACATTCATCAAGTTTTGCTTAACATGCGCCATAAGATTGATTTTTACGCTGTCGCGGTCTGCCGAAAGATATGTGATATTTCCATCATTCAACTTCACAGGATATACAACCCTGACAGCCTTATCTGACAAGAATTTTTCTTCCCATTCCGGTTCTGTAACTGTAAGTCCTTTGTGTTTTGGTGGGATATATACATCTCCTTCCTTAATTACCCAATATGGATATACCTGTTTTACATCCTTGCCATAATTAGCAAGCAATGAATCGTAGCCGCTGCCCTCGATTCCCATTTCTACCTGTTTCTGCCAAACATCCTTCCCTGTCTGAGGATCAGTTCCAACTTTTACATTTCGTAACTGAAAATAACACTCTCTTGGATATGCGCTTGCATTCAATTTAAGAGATGCACAACGCTTTACAATCCCTCTTAAATTGCTTGTATCAAGGGTTCCCATACCGCTAACCTTTGGGTCGTTTTTGACAAGGTTGTAAATACTTGTCATTGCTTCCATAGCGCACTCTTTCGAGTAATCATCCATCTTCATCCCGCAAGATTTATAATCTTCAATAATCAATCCTGTCATTGCATTGCTCCACTCACTTAACGAAGTGGTAAATTCTTTCTTCTCTGCTACCTGCGTATTCTCTGCCATATTACTTTCCCTCCTAATCTTCTTTTACTTCCATTGCCCTAACATAGCTTCCACTACCCAAATAATCTTTCACGGCTTCGAAATTCTTTAATGGCGGAAACACAATAGGGTATTTAAGTCCATTTATCTTCACACGGCCATTCACAAATTCGTAAATATGTCCGGCTTCAAATGTAAAAGAATTGCTATCGACAACAAAAATCTTTCCGTTGTAATACTGCTCCTGTTCTACAAGATCAATCATTTCGTCATTGCACCAATATCCATGATTCTTCACGCAATGACCGAAGCAATCATGGAATTTAGGTGATTCTTCGTCAAACTCAACCGCATAATCAAGGGCGTCCTGATTGTCCTTTTCGATATACTCAACTACTCCTATTCTGCCCCAAAAATTCCGCCCAAGCTCCATAGGATTCACAAGCTTCACTCTGTCTCCAACCTTAAATTTACTCATAATCTCATTCCTCCATGTTCTTAATAATCAGTTTCTTGTCGTCAGTTCTACGAATAACAATCAACTGTGTGTCAATCTCCGGTATTCTCCATGCATCCAGGGATTCCGTATCGTCAATAATGATTGGCATTTCCACGTCATTCTTACGCTGGAATGCACGACAAATATCAATCTCTGTAAGCAACTTTGCGCCGTGGTTCATGTTGCGGTTATATGGTTCTCCCTTATACACGAACTCACAGCACTCTTCTGTATCTCCGTTGATAAGCGGTCTGAATAACCGCACTTTGCAAAACTCCAAATACTGATTTACATTTTCCGAAAGAATCTCATTTTTCTTTCGGTCGAGTTTCTTCAATAAATCAAGGATTGATTCCTGATCGGCGATCTTCTGTTGCGTGTCTCTCTGCTGTTCACGAAGCTGTGATATCTGATTGTCAATATAATCATTGACCGATGACTTTCCGATTTTCTCCGTCACATCCAACAGATCATGTTGCAGTTTTTTAAGTTCCTCTTTCAAAGAATCGGTCAAATTTGAACCAATCGCTTCCTTATTATAAAGAGCTTCTTTTTCGTCCAATTCCAACTTGACTTTCTTGTATTCGGAAGTGTTCGTAATATCAACGCACACCGGCATACCATCTATACGATTGTTCAGCGAATCATATTCGATCTGTAAATCTGATACCTTCTTGCCAAGTCGCTGTATTTGCTTCTCTGTCTGTTCAATCTCTGCCTTGCAGCGTTCAAGTTCCGATTTCTCGAAGTTCCCACTTGCAACAATGTTGTCAAGTCTCTGTTTCTTTGTCTCTTCGTACCTCTCCCGGATTTCGTCGGCATTATCCAGCTCTCTATGGCAAGTAGGGCAGATTGTGTCATTCTCTCCGATTGTCTCTGTGTTGGTCCGCTTCCAATCTTCTGCATATTGCTCACGAAGAGCAACATGTCGCTTAAATTCCGATTCAAGGCTCTCTTTCTTGCGCAACAGATCATTCTGAATGTTCTTCTGTGCAATCAGTTCCTTATTTGCATCAAAAGACTTCTGTGTAAGCTCCGCTCTCGTATTATCAAGATTCTCGTTCGCCTTATTTTGCAAACCGGACAGTTCAAATTTAAGGTTCAAAATCTCCTGTCCTAATGCGTCATGCTCCGCCGATGCATCCTTGATTTTTCCGTTTACAACTTCGATTTTGGATTCAATGTCCGACTTCATAGACTGCAACTGCGACACGTCAATATCCGTCTTTTGCTTCATCAATTCGTCGATACGTGGTGCATATTCATCTGCGATCTGCCGAAGTCCTTTAGACGATGATTTTCCACGCGAACCATTCAGAGTACGATTGCAACGCTCCTTTAATTCCTTGATTGTTCCATCCTCAAGCATCGGTAATATAGATGCAAACTGTTCATCTTCCTGTGCGATATCTAATGTAGTTTTATCTCCAAACGTTTTTTCAAGCACTGTTCTCTGATCTGGTGGTGCCTTCTTCAGTAACGATTGTGCATTCAAACAATATTGAAGTCTGTCAGCATCCAAGAACTCATCTGTCAGAAACTCTGCGTAATCCTTTGTTTTCTTTAGTATTCCGTTAACGTATGGATCAGCATTATTTCCCTCAAAATCTCCATTCTTATTAAGTCTCTCATAAAAAACCTTTTTCAGTTCTTTCTCTGTGCCATCTATCTCAAACGTAACTGCGCACGTTGTCTCGATTCCTGAATAATCATTTCCGGATTCATCATGTGGTCGGATTCCTGTGATTTCCTTGCCGTTATCATCCCGGCAATTAAGCACATACTGCACAGCGCGCTTGATGGTTGTCTTGCCGGATTCATTCACTCCGCAAATCTCTGTTCTTTCGGAAATGTCAGCATCAACAGTATTCGCACCGAAGAATTTACCAAAATTCTGCAAAAAAATATGCTTAATTCTTATCTTCTTCATGTTGAATCTCCTTTCTCATAATTTCGTCGATTGCGCTAAACGTAAGATCATACGAAACCTTATTCAGCCGATCTCTGAATTTTTCGTCTGTAATCGACCGACCAAGAATCATTGACCCGATCAATCGTGTTGTAATCTCGGCATCTGCGCCACCTCTTACCGCTCCGGCATACAATTTGAACATCGGGAAATCCTTAAATTCCTCTGCCAAGGTATCAACGGATGCGTCCTTCGTGTTCTCGACATACTCCGCCAATCCTTCCTCGAAAGAAACAGCCTCGTTCAGTTCATCTTCTAAGTTCAGTTTGTTCAAATCGAACATATTCTTTACTTCTCCCATTTCTTTTATTTCTCCCTTCCATTTTTCTATAAATTCTTAATGCTTTGTCGATTTTGTCATAGTTCCAATATCCATAGATCATAAGTACCATTCCGATAATTAAGATAATCTTCGGAACCAACTGAAACTCATCCGAAATCGAATATGCGCCCGCAAGTGCCATAATGCTTCCAGCAACCACGTATGGGTTGAATCTGCTCATTTTCTCGCCCTCCGAATGTAATTGTCAACGGTTACTCTTCTTCCTGTGTCCTTGTGAACCAAGAACAAATGGAGCTCCGTTTCTCTTCTTACCATCCATTCATCTACGTTATAGCCTTGCGAATGAACGATTTCTTTCTGTGTTCTTGTAAGTTTCTTGGGTTGCTTCACTACACATTCTCCTTCCCTAAAAATTTGTTGACAAAGTACAACTGCCCTTTGCCAGTAATCTTAGTTGTGCGTGTAATTCTTACGCTTCCATCAGGGTTCTGCACGTTGCTTTCTTTCACTTCAAACAATCCCTGTTCGACATATCTCTGCATCGGCATATTGCGTGACGAACCGCTCTTACACAGATATCCGTTGCTCCGAAGCCATTCAAACAACCTCTTCTGCCCGATCTGATAACCATTCTGGCAAATCAGCTTCGCCAAATCTCCGATAAGGATAGATGTCCGGCTTGTTGCCACCGCATCTGCAAATATCGCTTTCGGTTTCATCTGCTCAATTCTTGCCTGTTTCTGCTCGATAATCTTGTCTCTTTCGGCGATCTTGTTATGTGCCACAAGCAACGCCTTTGAAAGCAATTCATCGTCAGATAGTGTTTCTTGCCCGGCTATATATCCGCCATTCTTACGGATTGACGGAAGAACCTCTGACGTTACCCATTTGCGAAATTTCTTTGCGTTTGGTTTGTCGCTTCTTAATATAACTGCGTACAGACCGCTTTCTGTAATAAACCATGTTTCTCCTTGACGGGGTAAGTCTAACTTACACCGTTCGTCATCATCTAATCTCGCAGAGACAACACGGCTGTTTGAAAGTTCTAATGCCTTGCACACATCAGGCAAGCAAAACATAGGTTCATTATTCGCTAATACTGTTCGGATTTCTCCAAATTCTTCATTATTAAAAATCTGTAATTCGTTCATGTTTCTCCTTTCTTGTGTTATAATTCCCTTATCAAGCAAGGGAAGGTGGTGCAATATGGATAGTAGTTGTTCTGAAACATTTGCGACATACGAAACTGTCAGCAAAGGAACGTATGTGTGTATGCAATGTGGCGGAGAAAACCAAAGTGGAATTATCACCATAAAGCATAGCGGCGAAATGTTGCCAGAATGCAAAGAGTGCGGATATACTACATGGCTTAAAGTAATGTAGGATTTTTGAACACTCTTTTTTCTTCTGCGAGCGTTTGGTCTGTAACCGCCAAGTTATCATCAACCAAATGCTCAACGAGGAACGTTCTTTTTACAACTCTTGTTCCATTTCCACATACTTGTGAAATGTGCAGATACATCTTTCCATCCTTGCAAAACGGAACAGCAAACATACTGTTAAGAAATTTCCACTTCACAAAATGCTTGTTAAAAAATGCAACTGCTCGATTTTTAACCTTGCTCACCAAATAGCCTCCTTCTTGTAACTTTTTAAGTTACTCTTTAGCAAAAAAAATATCCATCGGATTTGAAATGTTCAGCCTGTCTATCATAATCTGAATTTCGTCGCTTCCAAAAACGCCCTTCTGCATTCTGCTGTAAAATGTCTTTGGAGTTATCCCAATCATATTCGCAACATCTGCCTGCGTCTTTCCGTTTTCTGCTATGATTCCTCTAAGTTTTTTTGCGTTTACCATGTCTTATTGTCTCCTTCCTAACCTTCGTGGTAACTTTTTAGGTTACTATCATTATACAACATTTTTGTAACTTGTCAAGTTATTTTTTTCTTGACTTGTAACTTTTTTGTGTTATAATTGAATTACAAACAAAGGAAGGAGGATATACAGATGACAATAGGAGAAAGAATAAAAATGGCAAGGGAGAAAAACGGAATAGCGCAAACCGATCTCGCAATAAAGATCGGAGTAAGCAAACAGACATTATTCAAATATGAAAATGGAATTGTAACGAATATCCCAAGCGATAAGATTGAGGAGATCGCAAAAATCACTCATGTTTCTCCTGCTTACATCATGGGATGGGAAGATAATCTTAATAATGCAGATACAGATATTATAGCCGACATTTATTCTGATATGAATATGTTGGAAAGCGTAAAAAAACTTATAACTTTATCTAAAGAGCATAAGCAAACGATTTATGACAATATAGATTATCTTTACGAGAAAGAGGGGCACTAGATGCCCCATTTCTTTTTGAACGATTGAATCATTGAATATAAAAATTTTAGGAAAACTTCGTTTTCACATTTTGATATTTCTTCAACAACCTTTTCTTTGTAGCTACTCCCCATAGAAATGCCTCCTTTCTTGACAATTATACCACCGCTCTTATTTACAAAACAGACTGTTTTTGTCGTCAAACTTATAATATAATCGTCCATTATCGACAATCGGTAAAATTAGTGCTATAATGTGAAGAAATAAATACATGGAGGGATTTTTATGGATAACAACATGAACTATCAACAATTTCAACAACCAATCAAAAAGAAAAGGAATCCAATAGCAATAGTTTTAATTATTGTTTTGGCTTGCGGGAATATTGCTTTAGGAACTATTCTTTTCCTTAGCAATCAAAAATTAAATGACAAAATTGACGAGAAACAATCATCATGTGACAGCATTCAAAAACAATATGACAATTTGCTTTCCGAAAATCTTCAATTAGATACCGATTATGAAAAATTAAAAGAAGAAAACGAAGAATTGCAGGCTCAAATCGAAGAATTGACAAACCCAAAAACAGATTTAGAAGAATCAGAAGAAGCTGGGGAACTGTCTGACGAACTGAACACGTTTGTAAATTCAAATATGGAAGATGTCAGCATGTTTAGGTCGGACGTATCTTATGATGAAGTTGCAAGACATCCAAATGACTATGACGGGGAATTGTTGACATTTAGTGGAGAAGTAGCCCAGGTTATCGAGGGCGACGGAACAACAGAATTAAGAATTGCTGTCGATGGAGATTATGACGACATAATTTATGGAATTTACGATAACAGAATTTTAGATTCAAGATTACTTGAAGATGATAAAATACAGTTTTACGGAGAATCTTGCGGAATAATTAGTTATCAAAGCACTCTTGGAGCTACAATATCAATTCCGTCAATGTCAATTTATAAGATTGTAATAAAATAAAAAATAAGGCAGAGGTTTTTATCTCTGCCTTTGCTTTTACATATAGGGCGATAGCACTTAACTACCGCCCCGACCAGAATATTGAGGGGGATTCTGGTGTTCCTATTGGGAACATATTTATAATAGCACTATAACTTTGATATTTCTATCGAAATCGTGCGTCAAAGTTCGACATCTATTGACTTAGTGAATAAGAGACATAAATGTGTTATATCCAACAATTCCATCAACCGTAAGCTGATAGTCTCTCTGATACTGTTTTACAGCAGATTCAAGGTTAGAACCGAATATACCCGGACATTCAAGTTGACAAACATATCCTTTAAGCATCAACAGTATTTGTACCGCAGTGACCATATATTGTTTCTCTCCACGCTTGACATAATGACTTCCAAGAGCTGTCTTAGAACCATTACCCCAGATGCCATCAACAGCAATTCCTTTCTTGTAATCAAGATTGATTGCTGTCTGCAAAACCTTAATTCCGGCTTTGATTGTGTTGACTCCTCGGATTCCATCAACAGAAATTTTGACACCAGCAAAATTATTTGCGTGTGTCTGTCCGTTTCTCACGATTGCATCTTTTCCCGGCACATTTGGAACTGGATTATTTTCCGGCTTGCTGACGTCAGCAGAAACAGAACCATTTGTAATATAGTCAAACGGATAATTCTTTCCCGGACACGCTGTCAAACCGACATCTCTGTGTCTAACAACTGTTGTGATTTTATATTTGTTCTTTAAGTAAGCGACAAGCTCCTTAATCGAATTTTTCTGTGCATCTGACATTGTTTCATTCTCGAAGTTTCCTTCTGCACAAATTCCGATTGAATTATAGTTAGAACCAGAAGCGTGCGCACCGATTGCGTATTCAGGACGTCCTCGATAGATTTTACCATCCTTGCGAACATAAAAGTGATATCCGATTCCAGACCATCCTTTAGCTCTGTGTACGTTGTGAACAGCTTCAACAGAGCCATTCATTGCTGCATGGTGAAGAATAATTCTCTTTGTGCTTGATCTCTTTGATAAAGTTCCGAATTTTAAGTTTGTTTCAATAATGTTCATGGTTATTTACCTCCTAAAAATAAACATCAAAACAAGACCTACATATTCCATTAGGTCTAAAAAATTATATAAAGCCATTAGGCTATATATCGTTATGCTACTTAAATTTATGTACTTATTACAACCGCATACATATGCGTAATAACTAAGTTGTTCGAATTAGTATTTGAAAATGTAATTGTTCGATCTGAATTAACAGACATACTAACAAATAATATTCCGTTTGTCGTCATATAGGGAATGCTACATCGAACAATTGGTATAATTACTGACTGCCGCAAACCACTATTGCCATCATAGTAATATAATCGTAATCCGTTATAGTTACTGGAAATAGCTGGAGTTGTAGCTGTTTCACCACCTCTAACGACTACACTACCAGCAATATATTTCCCTTTGATATCTGCTATATTCGAGTTTAGGGTACTTAACGCTCCTGTCACAGTTCCATCTCCAAGCGTTGATATATCTGTTGTTCCCATCTTTGATAGCAACCATCTTACATTTTTGAAGATAGTAGAAACTTTGCTAAAAATCGAAGCATGTGTTTCTCCACTTGTCAGCAATGCTGGTGCCGTAGAATCGCCTGTTGTTGAATCGTTCGATGTGAATGTTGTAACATTGGATTCGCTGTTACCATTGGTCGCTAAAGCTCCGATATTTTCGCATGTGATATTGACGTTTCCGCGTCTAAAATTTGTTTCATTTGCTCCCTTAACGCCTGTTACCGGACTTCCAGCTAAGATATCCCATTTACCGGCTACTGTCTTATACACATTGCTTCCTGCCGGTTCTGTGATTCCTGCACCCTCAACAAAATCAGAAGTGGTAACAAACTCATCGGATATATTGTACATATCACCGGCAGATGCAGAACCAACAGACGGAAGATTTGCAAATGTCACAGTTCCCATCGGTCGCAATGCTCCGCTGAATGATTCAGAAATGGCTTTTGCTTGCTCATAATATTTCTTTGCGTTTGCTTCTGACGTTGCGGCGTTAGATGCACTTGTGGATGCCGCCGACGCTTTAGATGTGGCTGTTGAAGCACTATTGCCTGCCGCTGTTGCACTTTGGGCTGCTTCACTCGCCTTTGTGCTTGCCGTAGATTCGCTTGTAGCGGCGGATGATGCACTCTTGCTTGCATTACTCTCTGACGTTGCAGATTTGGTTGCAGATGCACTTGCTGATGATGCACTTGTAGCGGCTTCACTTGCCTTTGTGCTTGCCGTACTCGCAGAATTAGCAGATGCGATCGCACTCTTGCTTGCCTGTTCACTGTAATACTTTGCGTTGTCTGTATTTTCGCCATCACGAACACCTGAACCGCCGATAGCGTATGATTGTGACAACTTTGCATTGTCGTATGCAGAATTGCTACTTGTCGTTGCTGAATTTGCCATGTTTGTCGCTTTGGCTGATTGTTCTGTAATCTTAGCAAGATAACCCGTTTCAAGCATCGCATCAGTAATTGAACCATTCTTAATAAATGCAGAAATGGCTCCTGTTTTATCGTTAATCGAAAATGCGATTGTCGCAGAATCCTCGAACTCGTATTGTGTAATAAGCGCAGACATATCTACATATTGTTTAGAACCATCTGATAACGTAAGAACAAGTCTCTGATTTACATAATCGTACGAAAAATTCACAGCAATTTTTTCTAGGTTTGTATCATAATCTACATGTGAACCGTTCTTGTACGTTACAGTAATAACGCCTGTATTGCTATTTAATGACACGTCTGAAACCATGCCATTTACGACTTGCATATCTGCCTTAACGGTGTCAAGCGTAATGATACGATCGTCCAATTTATCAATCGCACTATCGCCAGCATTGAGGTTTGTTGCGTTCAATGGTGTGTTTGTGCTTGGTCGATTCAACCAATTTATTCTATTGAATATCTTACTCCATCCTTGTGACATTGCTATCTACCTCCCAACTTCTTCTCTAACTCTGAAATTCTCTCGTTCTGCGATTGCACTGTTGCTACAAGATCAGCAATCAATTCCTCATATCGAATTGCCTTACCACCATTTTCCCCTGTGTCAATATTTGCATCACAGTAAACTCCCCAATCGCTCTGCATAGAATCGTGAAGCTCCTGTGCGATAAATCCATGATGCAAGCGATCGGATGTGCCATCTTTATACTTGTATTCAACAGGATTCAAGGCATAAATAAAGTCACTAGATTTGTGTGTGTCTAGTGACTGAATATTTATCTTGATGCTTTTGTCTGAGGAAATAACCGGCGAAGATCCCAAATATGCAGTTCCGCTCGTAAAGAAACCAGCCGTTTCCACTTTAGCATAATCTCCGGTTTTTGGGTATCCATCTTCATATACTCCAACGCTCGTCGGTGTAATTATCGTGTGCCTTAATTTTGCTCCAAGAATAGATATTAGCTCCTGCATAATTAAATAACCGACATCATCTTCATATGCTTCTGCTGACAATCTCATTTCTGAATACTTTTGTCCATTGTAATAAAATTCACTCTTAAATGTTTTTGCATTGATGTCGCCTTCGATGTTTGCGTCATTGCAAGTCATTTTTCCTTCTTTAGTCACGCTAAAATTGTCAGAGGTTATAGCAATATTCTTGCCTGTAAGATTTATTATTCCGCCGGACAGAAGATTGATTACGTCGCTTGCAGACAGATTTATATTATCTGCGTCAACCTTAAATTCCGTTCCACTACCTGTATCTCCGATAAGCGATACTTGAACAATTTTGCCTGTTGCAGAATCCACGCGTAAGACAATTTGCTGTTCAGTTTGTTCAATTCGTGTAGACAGTTCGTTTTCTGCGTCCGTTGCGCGCTTAACTTCCGATTTCAAACCTTTCTCTGTGACTTGTACGGATGTCTTAACTCTCTCTGTCGTTTTATTCAGGCGTTGAAGCTGTGCGGTCACGCCGTTCATATCGTTTTCAAGCATTTCTTTACCTTTACAGATATAAGCATCTCGAAGTGCCTTAATTCCGGTTAAATCACGTTGAAAAACATATGTTTCAAATCCATATCCGTTTACTTCACCGCTGATAAAATCTCCACATTCAACGTATGGTTGTCCCTTTATCTTTGATGAATTGATTGGTCGGTAAGATATAGACGAAATCTTACTCAACAAAGAATTCGCAAGTGCTGTAATCGTTTCGTGTGTCTGCCCCATAATCACGAAGTTATCTTGCACGTAATATGGATTTTGATTGTACTCCGTCAATACCTGTGCGCCATCTGAATCCACGATTATTACACCATCAATGTTCGATGTGAAGAAATCTTCGACTAACGGATACTCATACATAAGTGACGTAGGAATATTGAATGAATTTTCGCTACTTTCACTTCCAGCAGATGGGTATAAGTCGTTTGCCGGGTATAAATCATCAGCTGGCAACAACATAGAAGATTCAAGTGACAAATAATCAAACTTGCCATATCTATCCATGCGTCCAAACACACCGCTGATTTCACATATCTGTTTCATTAAAGAAAGTCCGTTGATTCCGTTTGACGAATCAAGCTCCTTTGTAAGCATGATATTGTCTGCAATCAGCGTGGCTTCGTTCTGCTCCACGCCGACATAATTGCAAAGACTGTCCCTAAAATTCTTTACACTGATAGGAAATGTAAGGTTATCATACCAATCCTTGACATCCACATCGAAATACCGCATCTTATCATATGCGGTCAGTTTCTTGTAATCTTTGCCGGCATATTTCTCTATTGTTTCAACATAGAACACGCCCAACGGAATCTCTGTTTTGTTTGTGATAAGTACCGGCTCGATTTCATATCCTTTAATTCCACTATTCAGATTGAATACCGTCAATTCAAAGCTGGATGCATTACAACCGCCGAATTTAAGCTGTTCTTCTTCACAAATTGATTCGTGCAATGTCATTTGTTCCGATAGCACATCCGAACCCTTGATAGTTGGAAATGCATTATCTTTGAATCTCACTTCCAATTCAATCGGTGTGCCATCTTCGATATATAATTTTTTAATCTTTTCCGAAATCTTAATCATACTGTTTTCACTCCATAAGAAATCCATGCCATTCTTGTTGATAGATACTTGATTTCCTTTTCATCAGCAAAGTACATAGTTGGTTCAAAATCAGCCATGTACATATCACTTGTCACATACTTATCCAATTCAGGCACATAAACTTCAACACTTGCTTTTTTCTCAACTGCATTTGTATAGTTGTCTTGAATATTTGCAAAAATGCTTGACACCTGCGTATTATCAAGCATATTTCGTGTCTCAAATTCAACTTTCGGTGCAGTATTTTCCAAAGCCGTTCTATGTAAAATTCCATTTACATCACGCGTTGAATCCAAGTCTTGTCCGTAGTTTGTTGCCTTATATGTTTCAGCCTTAATCATTGAAAGCGGAAATATGTAATTGCCAATCTTAATTAAATAGCCTTTATATGCCATATAAAAACCTCACATAAAAAGGGCAGACACATTTACGTGCCTACCCTATAAATTCTTAATATAACAATGGGTTTGTTCCTGTTCGGTTATACGCTTGTCGGTTTGATCGCTTCACGCTCTCGAATATATCGTTTGACGATATTCCTGTATCTTTCGCAAGCAACTGTCTAAGCAATTCGTTCTGTTCGCGCAATAGCCGGTTCTGATCTGCCTGTGACATCGACATTCCATCTACGATGCCACTTGCAATGTCTGTTGACATCCGACCTGTGTCAATAACTGTCGATGTGCTTGTTGCCACATCTGTGTTGATTGATGATGCAATATCCGCTGACATATCAGCTAAATCTTGCAATGGGTCTGTAAACTGCAAGGATGTGTTGAATGCAGATGTCAAATCCGTAGCCATTCCGCTTGCATCACTTAACAACTTAGGCATGGCACTTTCCATACCCAAACCGATGCCGGGTGGCAAGAATTGACCGATTTCTTTATTCCATAATCGAGACGGAGAATGAATACCAAACGCACGTTTTAATGCAGATGTCAATCCTCTTGCAAGAGACACGATACCGCCGACAAGTCCGGCTGGGCCTGTGCTATTCCATTTGTTTGTTAAGCCGATCCTAAGTCCGTTGACAAGGTTCGCTCCGATCGGATTCCAATTCTCACGTTGAATTATTCCGCTCGTATTCTTTGTATGTTTTCTTGTATCGGATTCAACACCACCCCATTGATTATTTGCTCCACCACGAAGTCCTCCTAAAGCGCCAACAAATGCGTTAGTCACGTTCTTTCCACCGTTTGATGAATCTACTTTCATCTTAGCAAATTTCTGCGCCATATCGGTTGCCATGCCATTAAGAGTTGTGCCAGAACCATTTTTCATGCCTGTAATTGCATTTATCACAGATGTTGACATTCCACCGGCTTTTGCGATTGCGTCAGACGACATACTGGAAAATGCACCAATTACAGATGCCGACAAAGTATTAGAAGCACTTGTTCCTCCGGTACTCATGGCGTTAAACTTTCCGATTACATTATTATGCATTGCAAGTGCATAATTTCCGACCGACGACGACATATTTGACATGCTTCTTGTCGTGTTCTGCGACATTTGAGACATCGTAGAACTTGTTGTGTTTTTCGTGTTATTCAAACGTTCTGTAAGTTCTTGATATGCACGAATAACAGGCGTTTTATTTTGCTCTACATTCTGTTTATACTTGTCGCCATAATTTGACATATTAGACAAGTGAGTTTTTGTCTTGTTATCCGTGTCATTTAAGCTTTTTGTCAGATTCTCGTATGCACGAATTATAGTTCCGGTATTTTTGTACTCGCCCGTCTTGTACTTGTCGCCATAGTTAGACATCTGCTTTGCGGTTTTTTTGTACTGATTGCCATAATGGTAAAGTTCGTCCGCTGCTTTTCCTGTTACAGTGTTTGTATTCTTTGTCTCGTCTCCGATTCTACGCATTGTAGGTGGAATCTTTGCGCCCAATTTTTCTGCTGTATCAAGTGCTTTTGCAAATGCATCTACACTATTCATACCGCGATTCATGTTGGTTTCCCACGCATCCGCAACAGCTGCAGCATTTTTTTGAGCTGTTTCCGTTCTTTGATTATTGAATAATTCCAAAGCTCGATTATAAACAGACACGTAATCTGTGTCGTTTGTGTCTGTTGGGTCGGATGGGTCTAACGATCCTATATTTTTTACATAATCTATTGTTTTTTCTACCGCAGAATCAATCTGCTTGTGAAATTGTTCGTATATCTTTTGCCCGATTTTATATCCGATGATTGCCGCGCTTATTCCGGCAAATAAAGTTGTGCATAAAGCCGCTCCAATTTCATATGCAGTTCCGGCGCCGAATAAAACCGACACATTTGTCGTCATTCCTGTCCACGCAGTCCCCAAAAGTCCTTTTATAGAACCTTGGATTGCGCTTATTGTGCTTGTTGAAGCTGCCGCACTTGCCGCTGCGCTTGTCGCACCACCTGTAATAGCTCCTTTAATTGCATTTATTGCAACATCCGATAATTTAACCACTCCAATAGCAAGAGACAAAGAACCGATAGTAATTCCTATTGCTTTTGGAATACTAATATTTCCCTCTTTATCGACAAGCCACTTTGCAACCAAGTCTGCAAACTTACTGAACGATGTATTTTCGTATAACCAATTTCCAACCTTAAATCCAATTACCGCTGTTGTAATTGAGATAGAAATTGCTTTGCTAAGAGGAATGGTTTTATCGCCAATTCCTGTTGATATTTCCTTTGCAAGCAAATTCTTTAACACGCCTGTGGCAATCTCTTTACCGCCATGCATCCATTTAAAAGCACCGATGGCAATTACAACCGTATCAAGGTCTAATTCGGTAAGGAAATCAACACCACCTTTTAATACATCCGACCATGATATATTTTTTAAGGCAGTAAATATTGTATCTTCGATTCCATCTACCCAACCATTGATAGCCTTTGCAAACTTCTTAAAATCAAAGTTTTGGAAAAATCCGTTTATTCCATACGCAATGGACAATCCAAGGTCGTCAAAATCAAAGTTATCTGTAAAACTAAGTGATGCAGTAATTGCAGTGTTTAACGAATTTGCAATAGTTTTTCCTGTTGCGTAGAAAAGCTGTGGAGATATAAGACCTGTTAAAAAGTCTGCCAATCCTTTTCCAAAATTCTCCGCACCCTTGTAAGCACTATCCCAATCAATGCTTTCAAGTTCTTTCGTCAGATTTATTCCGATGTATTCTCCGAGTCCTCTAAGGTTAGAAATGGCACTCTTGTAAAGTCCGTCTGTCTCTGTGACGTTAAACTTCATTCCACCACTTGAGCCACCGGAAGATGCGCCGCCACTACCACCAGAGCCACCACTACCGACGGAACTATCATTAGGCGTATTCAGTACATTCAGTTCATCAAAGCCTTGTAACTGTTGCTTTAACTTCTTGGCATTATCAGCCGCTTTTCCTGTTCCGGATGCAAGATCGTCCGCACCTGTTGCCGCATTCTCGAAATCATCTGCAAGCGCACCACGCTGGATTTCCAATTTCCATCCAAATATTGCTCCTAAAGCGTTGACTATATTCTCTGAAAAATTGATAACCGCATCCAAGCCTTTATTAAGTGCTTGAAGCAAAGGCTTTAACATGTTGATGCCGGCATTACCCCAAATAGCACCAAGTCGCTTGAAATTCTCTCCAAGTAAACGCACTTGGTTATTCCATGTATCGGCGGTTCTTGCGAAGTCTCCCTGTGCCATCGTGGTCTGCGACATGACGTACTGATACCGTAACATCGTCTTTTCAGCCTGTGACATTGAATCAATGTTTGCGTTCATGCCATTATTCAACGCCCATTGCTTCAACGTAGCCTGTGTAAGATCAAGACCATATTTACGAAGTGGAACTACCATTCCGGTATATACCGCTTGTAAATCTTCCGCAACGTCGGCTTGCGACTTATCATAGAACGATGCAATATCGCCAGCCAGCTTTGTAAGATTCAGAGACACATCTGCCATATCATCAGATGCTTGTACATAACCATCCGTGGACTTTGCAAGGAAGTTGTTTGCATCGCCTACTTGCTTAGCAGTAATACCCATTGCAAGACCCATTGATTGATATGTTGATGCATATTTCTTGAATGACAATTCGGACATTCCAAGCGTATAAATCGCATTCTTAGCCTGTTCTTCGACTTTGTACATAGACGGTCCAAAACTGTGACTTACGACATTTTGAACCTCTGTCAAAGCACCGCTTATATCTATTGCTTTACGGAATAAACCTAATGCTCTGAACAACATCCAATACGTTGCATATACCTTACCGATTGCAGACGCAAGGTTAAACGAATGCTTTGATGCTTTTCTTGCGGAATTCCCCCAGCTGTTTAACGATGATGTAAGTCCGCGTGTCACACTTCCGACACGATTTCCATTAGACGCAAGCTGTCCGATTGCCTGTGTCATTTGGATAATATTCGCATTAACTGTCGGTGCAGTAGACATTGTTTGCATGAACCGCTTCAATGCTTCTGCGAGTGCATCAAGGTTTGCGGCGGTCTGTGCAGTTCTGTTTCCAGCAGATGCAAGAAGTCCTAACGCCGATGCAAACTGTATTGTATTCTCTGATACAACGCCAGCCTTTGACAACGAATTTATAAGTCTTTTAAGGTTTGCACCTAAAAGCGGTAATGCTGTGCTTGTTGCCTGTGCATTTGCTCCGGCACTTGCTAATCTCGACACCGCATTTACAACTTGGATTGTGTTACTTGCAACACTTTTAGAATTACTTAGCGCGGATGTAAGTTGATTTATGTTCGCCCCTAACTGTGCAAAATTCACGGAGTTAAGACCTCTCACATTTGAATTTGACAACCTTGTAATTGAATTTATAAAATTCACAAGACCTTTGTTGTCAAAATTCAAACCGCTAAGAGTTGCAATTCCACTTGCGAGCGGTGTCAACGTGCTTGACAACTGCGATAGCTTTGTTCCATCAACCGCTTCAAATTTCTGTATGCCCTTTGCAATTCGTGTAAAATCGGACAGTTTAACACCTTGGAAACTCTGCATTGCTCCACTAAGGATATTCACTCCACTAGCCAGCTTTTGCAGGCCTTTTGTATCTACTCCACCAAGAGACTTAGACAGAACACCCAATTTATTTATGAGTTTGTCAATTTCGTTATTCGCCTTTTGTGCTTCTGCCCCGATTTTAATTTGAAGGCTGTCAATTTCTGTCGCCACGATTCCACCAACTTTCTGTTACATAGTAAAAAAGACGGTACAAACTCATGTTGTACCGTCTGTATTCTTCTCAACTTTTGGATGCTCTAATTCATAATTTGCCTGCATAGCAAGAAGTCCAGCCAAAAATGCTTCACGTTGCTTTTGCAAATCTTCTTCTCGCGTTTCCATAGCCAAGATAACAGGTTTTTTCATATACTTTCCTTTTGGATTCTTTGCAAAGTTTGCTTCAATAGCAACCGCAACCGCAGACATAGTGTACTGACCATTCATCCAATTTAGAGCATCTATCTGTTTGATTTTTTGCTTATATCCGTCACGTACATATTCCAACTTACGCGGATTCATATGCTTAAATTCTTCATACGAAATTCCCATAGAATATGCCGAAGGGAAGAAACCCTTCCATATTACTTCGTGGACGCTTTTGAAGGCTTCTTGTGGTCTTGTGGAACTACCTTCGGTGCCTGTTCCTGTTCCGCATTCTCCATTGCCTGATTCATGGAATCCACCATCTTGTCGATTCCGCTCGTCACGAAAAAACCATCATCTTCCATGCATGGATAAATTATCTCGTTATATACATCTCTGAAAGACTTCTTTTCCTGCTTCATATATTTTTTTAACAGAGTCCTCGCTTCATCTTCGGATACAGGGTTATTCTCTAAACATCCGGCATAAAATGCCAGAACGCAAATTCTAGGAACTGTAGCAAGCATTTCTCCCGTTCCGTCAAGAACTGCCACTCCAACGTTGTTACCGGCTTGCGCTGATCTAGCAATATAAAGTCCAGATTTCATTTCGAACATTTTCTGTACAAGTTCCCCAACCTCTGCCGCAGCGAAGTCGAACTCTAACTTATATTCTTTTCCATCAACTGTAATTGTTTTCATAATTAAATACCTTTTACCTTTCCTCCTATGTCTTTCACATAGGAAAGGGGCAGACCGAAGTCCGCCCTTTCTGTGCAATGTCATTATTCATCAGCATACGATGAATAGGTGTTTACCGCATTCGATTCTTCGTCACTCATCACTGCGGTATCAGAATTTAACGAGTGACTAACTATTCCCCCGGTGTAAATGCCACGGATTCGTCCATTCCCTTATACTCTTCAATCGTAAGATTCATCTCGATTGTAAGCAATTCGTTCTGTCCGATTTCCGGCTGTGGAATCTGCTCCGGTGGCTGTGCTACAACAAAGAACGACTTCTCAATTCCCGGAATGATCGTCTCAAACCACATTCTCTTTCCACCAGACAATGCCTTGTACTCTGTGATAAGAGCCTGCCATTCTGCGATTGTCTCCGCCGTAAAGTTTACTGTTACAGGGAATGAACCACCTGTGTCAGCACGTCCTTTAACGTATCTTGTTGTTGTATCTTCCAACGCAGATGCATCAATCTGTTCCGGGTCGATCGTGATTCCACCCAATGCGTTGATACGTGTCAACTGCTTAAAGGATGTTGGTTTTGTTCCGGCGGTTGCTTCTGTACCATAGCCGAATGTAATTTCAAGTGTTGAAATACCTGCTGCTGCCATCTTCTTTTACCTCCTTAAAAATATGCATAAAAAAAGAACCCGAAAACAGGTTCTTAAATTATTTATCCATCAATCTATCATTTGCTCCGAGTATTCTTCTAAATCTCGCAACGCTTCTGTATACTGTTCCGTCAGACTTAAATTCCGGCATTGACGTTACTTCAAACCTCATTGTCTTAAATACGTCTGCGACTATTGCAAGCATAAGCTTCGCATCATACTGTGATGTGTTCGTGAACGTTTGAACCTCAAACGTGGTTAAAACACCATTGATATTTTGACCGTCTAGCGTCCGACCTTGCTCTGTTCCTGGCAATTCGTGAACGTAAATTGTCGGAAATGTTGGTTTCGATAATCGGTTTTCAAGGTTTGTGATTGTAACGCCTTGTTGCCACTTCATGTTTGGGAATTTCTTTCTTAAATTTGGAATGGCATATGAATTAAGAATACCAAAAACTTTTGTTTCATTTTCATACGCCCAAGTGTTATCAACCATTCTTGAATACCTCTTTTACAGTTTTCTCAACCAACTTCATAAGTTGAAGAGATGTATAATACATAAAAGGTCTGCTTGGCATACCCTTTGTGATATGCAGTTTTCCATCATATCCGATGTAAGTCCAATAATATTCGCCAGCCTTAACAAATGTATCTCCATTTATAGATATGTCTTGCATAGCCTGTCTAATTGTCTTACCACTTGCATAGTCCCACGTTACGCCGTCCGGAAATTCTCCCGGATAAGGATGCTCTTGACCAACAATTCCGGTTCCGAACTCAACGAACATCGCATGATCTGTACCAGCCACAACCGCCCATACACCGCCACCCTTGACACTTCCAACATATTCTGAATGAATACTTGAAAGAAGTTCCGAAGTGAATATTGCATCAAGGTCTGAAATCTGTACTCTCGCAATCTCTACGCCATTTTCAGCCAATTTTTGAGCGACCATCTGACATTTATACGTCAAACTATCTTGATACGCTCTAAGCTGTTTTATCGCGTTTTGAATGCTTGATTGAGACAGGCAATTCATACTGATTGTCTTTTTTCTCGCCATGCCATCACCTACTCTGCGTTTTTCACATTCTTACGCAACAGATAAAGGTCAACTGTCAATCCTTCATCTGCCACACCTTTGACAATGTAATCTGCCGATGTGGAATCAATGATTGTCTTTTCATTGTCCTTATAGCCAACTTCCGACCGTTTCCATATCAATGCACCTTCCACTAGCGGAAATGCGTTTTTGTCTGTAACAAGTTGTGCATAATTGGTTGAATCATCTATTCCAAACTCTTTAGCTGTTGCTTCGCTTAGCTTGTTGCTTATGGATGAATAAAAAATAACAGGCTCCGAATAAATCTCTATCTGGTTGCCTGTGTATTCCGGAATTTTTTCTCCTGTATTTTCGTCAAGATAATATATAAATTCTCCATCAGAATCCGTATATCCTGAATATACAATGTTCCCATCTTCATCCCTCTTATATTCCGGTTGTGTTCCGATGCTAAGCGCATATTGCATTCTCTGCTTGTTAATATCTAACGACATTTACTTCACATCCTTACCAAACCGCTTCCACAATTCAGATAGCTTTTCCCATCCAAACATAGCGACAAACGCCACAATGAATCCAGCAATAACGGATGCAACGATCATATACCATAGCATTTCAGCTTTGATATACTGCATATAAGCGATGAACGCTGTTACAGTAAGAGCGATTGAAAGCACAAATACAACCAAGTCCGTCGGAACATTCTTGAAAATGCCCTTAATTACCTGTGTAATTACAGACACAATAAATGCCAAACCTCCAACCACCGCAAGTAATAATGTTGCGTTGCTTAATAATTCTTGCATTATTCTTTACCTCCGTTCTTTAAGTGTATTTGCTTAATTTCCTCATACATTTTTGTTATCATTCCGTTACCGCCAAGCGCATGATAAGCGTCGTACATTTCAGAGAAATTCTGATATGCATAAGATGGTATTTCTCCAAGTGCAACGTATTTGTCGTGGTATTCTATAAGTTGCACACGCAAAAGTAACATTGTTCCTTTGCTGTTTGCATCCTTATCTTTCTTTTGTTGCTTTAGAAGCCAGACAATATATCCGAGCATTATCGGAAGCACAACTGTATATGTCTGTAACAAAAACTCTTTCATTCTGTAGCTCCTATTTTTCTTTTAGTTGGTGTGCCGCCCACCACCCTTGATGCACACCGCCTGCTACCGCATCCGAACCTCAAACACGATAACGCACAATCTTCTTTTATAATGCCTTTACAAACGGATATACACCCACAAACAAGCTGTCTCTATCTCTCCAATGGCGCGATACTCCATTTTCAGAATAGCTAGTCATGTAGTTCTCGCCAGCTTGTGAATAGTCGTACACAACAAGGTTTACTATGACACCCTCAAAAGAGTTCATATCTTCTTCAATCATTTCCTGCGTGTAAGAATCAGGGTAACACCGCTTTGCAATAACATCTTTTTTTGCTTGCTCAATTAGTTGTTCAATAAGCGGATTGTTTTCGATTTTATTAAACACAACAACATCTTTTCCGTCAACCTTCTCCATATGAAATTGTTTCAATCTGATTTTGACTTGTTCCAATGTTGTCATTTTTATCTCCTACAATCCGAATTTTGTAATCAGAATCTTTTTTAATTCTGAACCGTTAATTTCTTCCGCGTTGTCAATTCCGTACATCTTAGCCAAGTCTTGTAGGTCGGCGGTAGACATACGGTTAATCTCTGTTTTTGTGTAATTTGACGTTGGTAGCGCCATATAATTAGAAGGTGCCGGATTTTTGCTATCTTCCGGCACCTCGTCACCAGCCTTATACCAAACGCCATCCTTAATAACAATATACGGATACTTCATGGCGCCCTCCTACTCTTCCGAATGAACCTCGTAAACGAAAGTGCTGTCCATATTTTCGTAAGATGGAAGGACAACCTCTGATGCAAACGTAGACATCTTCATTGGTGGTCCATACTCAACCTTTGTTGCAACAGTAATACCTGTTCCATACTGCATAACATCGACATCCGCAACCTGTCTAGCGGTTCTTTCTTCCGGTGTGGTTCCAAACCAAGTATTGCCAAGACTGCCCTCTGGAAGAAGTGTAACCTTGTTGTCCGGGTAGAAGTACTGTTCCTTGCCATCATCATCAATGTACATTTTATCGTAAAGCACAATAGTGAGCTTTGTTCTCTTTTGTACCACTGAAACAACAGTATCATCATCAACCTCAATAGTTGCTGTAAGGTTCTGTGCAAGAATTGAGTTTCTTATCTGTGCATTGTCAAGCAGATATTGAAATGTGTTACTGTTCATAAGTGCGTATCTAGCAATCTTGCCCTGCTTCTGTAACTTCTTTCTTGCGTTGTTAAGGTCTGTAAGTGGCTTTGAATTAGCTGTATCGCTCCACATACTTGTTCCGGATAACTTTGCGTAATGGTCTTTTGCGTATGAGCCATCCTTGTCATAATCGTAAGAATACTGAACACCATCGCTTATAATGGCGATTACTGGATGCCCTGCATTTGTAGCAAGAAGTGACATTCTCATGCGTTCTGGAACAACTTCCGCACCGCTTACAAGATTGTTAGTATCGTCATATACGCTTGATAAAGCACTCGCAAGGTAAGGGTCATCTGCTGACTGAATACGCTCAATTTCAAGCATTTCTTCTTCGCCCACTGTCATTCCCTCACGGAAAAATGCCATCTGTGTTTTTTCCTTGCTTAGTCCCTCTCTGGCTCTAAGAGTTGGGATTGTATCAAAGTTAGATGGTGCAAGAGAAACGGGAAGTCCTTTATGTGTCTTAATCCAGCCTAAATCAAGCCCCTGTTTCTTTCTTTCTGGAAACCACTGTAAACCAAGATAAGGTATCTGGTTACTAGCGTTTTCTGTTGCTGATAATGCAATAGACTTGCTATCTAATACTTCATTAATTAACATCTGTTTACCTCCTGCTATTATTCAAATACAATCATTGGGAGAGCTGTCTTAACTGCTGCGTCATATGTAACACCAGAGTGTGCTTCTGCCACCTTTGTGTTAAGGTATGCTTTCTTAAGCAGTACGCCCTGTGGTCTGTCCTCTGTTACATCAAACCTTAAGATACCCACTACTGTAGCTGTATTGTCAGCCTTGCCATTTGCTCCGATTGGAGTACCTGCTTTGACAATCTTCTTGCCCTGTGCGTTTTTAGTTGTTACGCCGTCAAAATCAAGTGTTAATGGGATTGCTTCGTTAGGCTCTCTCTTTAAAATCTGAACATCTCCTGCGTATGAAGTCTTTTCATACTGCATATTCATTTCCTTTGCCATTTCTTACCTCCTGTTATTGCTGAATGTAATGTGATAAAACGTCATTGTTTTTAGGTGCATTAGATATAAGGCTTTCTGCTATCTTTTCAGCATTTGTCTTATTGTCTGCACCGTCTTTATTGCTTCCACCGCCCGGAACATCTTGATACTTAGCAATCTCCTGTTCCTTTGCCTGTGCAGCGGCAGTCTCTTTGTCGGACATAATCTTGCCAAGGGATTCATAATCAAGTCTTCCGTCATCCTTAACAACTGTCTTTGCTTGTTCAGCAGAAATCTTGAAGTTTGTCATTGCTGCTTCTCTCTGATCTCTGATTGCATTATTTTTCTGCAACTCTGCGATCTGCTGATTAGCCGCATCCAAGGCTTTATTTGCCTTTTCGATTTCTGACAGGTTTCCAGCTTCCAATTCATCCAGTTTCTTCTGTAACTCGTCCGCTGTACCAGCCTTTTCCCTGTACTGCTTTGCCTTGTTCTTCTCCGTCGCAACTTCTGAATTGTTCTGATTTAACAGATTAGTAATCTGATCATCAGTCGCATCCGGAAATAGTTTCAATACGTCGTCTCTTGTCATAATTACCTCCGTAAACTCACGCTTTTGATACCGCAGGTCGCTCCTGCCGAGTTTCTCCTATTTACCGCATAGGTGCAAAATTTATAAAAATAAAAGCAACTACCGATTATTCAGTAATTGCTTTATTTTTCTTATTTATTTGATCTACTATTTCTTGTGCTTTTGCTTTTTGAGTTTCTGCATCATCAATAGTCTTATACAGATTTTTGAGATACGGCTTTGATAAGTTAAATGTCTTTTCCGCGTCTCCCCACAATCCAACTGTTGCTATCGCAATAAGCGGATGTATGCCAGCTTGAAGCAATACTGTAAGTGTTTGTGCCTTGGTGTACATATTATCCTGTGGACTATGATTGATCTGCACGTCAAAATCTCTTGTTGATAGTTTCAAGTCGTTATCATTTACTCTAAGGATATTTAACACGACATTTGCAAGCCGCTTTTCTGCCGATTTAACAATAGGGTCTTTCAGTTTTGCTCTTGTCTTAGAGAAGTCCCAGCCATTACGAAGTTCTACGGCTCCTTGTGTATCTCCGCCGGTATTCCCTTGTTTGTTTGGTATTGCCAAAATAGATAGTGTATTATCCCATATATCATCTTTTGCAACTTGGCATTGTGTTTGGTTCAATTCCTGTGTCATAATATCGACGTCGGATTTATTATCTCCATTGTTTGACTTTACTGTCAAAGCATGGCTTTTCTTCATTTTCTCGAACTCTGTCTCGTCGATTTGGCAATTCACGAATTTTATCCAATACTGCACAAATTGTTCAACGCCATCCATTCTATTGGACTGCATATTGTTTATCGCATCCAGCATACCAATAACAAGCTCGATATCGGAAATTCTTTCGTGATTGTTAGGAAACTCAACAATCGGTATTCCACCGTATGTGTGAAGTTTGCTCTCAATCAATTTCCCATCTTGAATCTTATAAGATGTCGTGTCAGAAAACGCCAATTTATACCAATTTCCGTTTTCGTCTTTAAGTTCTTGAACGGAAAGCATCGGCTCTTCTGTGCTATCGTTATAGATTGAAAAAGTATTCATCGGCGTTGGTGCAACAATTAAAAATGGAACATCTGAATTTGCTTTAGGTCTTGCCGCCTTAAATGATGTTCCTGTTGCGGATTGCCACTCACCAGCTTTGATGTCTTTTTCTTGCTTGTTTGCATCTGCCATAAAATCATTGAGCATATCCACAGCCTTGTTGACTGCTTCATCATCTTTTCGGCTAATAAATTGAATCGGCTCGCCGTAGGTCTGCCCCACTTTGAACTGAACAATTTCGTATGCATGATTTTCCACGATTCTGTTTGTGATATCTTCATTTGTTAACTTCTGTCGATACAAAATCGGTTGATCTCCCTTGTAATAATTCCAAAGATATCGGATAACAGATTTGTTGTAGTAAAATGTTCCAATGCATTCTCCAATAACTTTGACAACATTATCTGCGGTTATCTTATCTACGCTTGTATATGCAATTTTTCTTCCATATCGACCTTGAACAAGGTCTTGGAGATACATTCTATTGTTCATCTGCTACACCTAAATAATCGTTACTCCGCTTGATACTTCTCTCTGCGGTCTGTCTTTTATCTTTATCTCATTATCTGCCGGATTGAAAGAAATTCTTTTTCCGCATTTCCGGCAACTATATGTCATTGTAAATGTTGACCGTCCATCATAGATGCCTACTTTACGCTTGCACCTCGGACAGTAAATTGTTTTATTTTTCATCCTATGCTCCTAAAAAATTGCATTAAAAAAGCACCGCGATAACGTCACGATGCTTTTCCAAGGATTTTAATATGAAGAAATTGAAATGTCTTTAGACAACATTTGCAGTTTAACTATATAATACTTTTGATGATGAAACAATATGCAAATGTGTGCAAAATAGTGCAAATGTACGCAAATTTACGCATAGTACAATCTTCCGAACATTTTTTCAAATGTTTTCATTGCATTTGCCTTGATTGCATTTACTTTTCTGATACTGCAATCTTTGAATTTTGCACATTCCTTCATTGTATAACCGTCAATAAAGTACAAATGCAGTATCTCATACTGTTCCATATCTTCCATCTGGTCGATCTGCTTAATAATTTCTTGCTTCTTTGCCACGTAAATATCAATCAAATGGTCGATTTCTTTCTCCGTGTCAATAATTTTCGCAACTGTATCTCCCAACTTGTCACGCTTAATAGAAGTCTGCACTCGCTCGCCATCACCGGTACCGCCTGTAGATGTCGCAATTTCACGTAGCCGATTTTTTTCTGCAATTTTTCTGTCGATTTTAATGTCAAATTCTTTTATCTGTGATAAATATTTTGCTGTTGTCATTTAGTAGCCTCCTGTTCTAAACGGATTTGCCGTTGCTGTTGCTGTTGCAAGATTATTTGGATTTTCTATAAACATTTCCAACTGTGTAAGTCCATCGGCGGCATCATCGTGTTTGTTCTCTCCAATTGATACGAACATAGTCAATTCATCCATAGCCGCTTGATATTCGTCATTTCTTCGATATCGGACAACCCCTAATTCTGCATCTTTCTGTAACTGTTCCTGTGTAACCTTCTTTGATTCAAGGAAAATAAATTTCCGTTTGATGTCTCCAGAGTATGCTATGATTTTTGATAGCTTTTCAACTTTGTTCGGTGCCTTTCTACTTGTACACGAACATTTATATTTCTGATCCTGTAACCGTTCATCAACATATTGGCAGTATAATTCTCCACCTGTGTTTCCCTCAAATCGCGTTTGCCTTATTCCGTTTCCTATGATTCTTCCTACTACCAAAGGCAATGTAACTTCTTTTGCTCCTTTATTGAATACCCAATCATAGATATATACATCTCCGTTATCGTATTCTGCACCAATCGGCATTGATAGACTATCTCCGCCGCCCCATGCAACATCCACAACTCCAATACGGCGAAAATCTCCATCCGGCAATATTCCATTGAAATATCTTAATTCGTCCGTAGGGAAAAGCAATCCTTCACGCACAAATGGTCGCTGCATAAATTTAGCTTCCCACTCTGCCTTATCGAGTTTCTCTCTCATATCTCTGTAATATGCCGTAGAAAAACCATTTATTTCATAATCAAAATTACTTTCGTCGTTTTCATCAAGCGCCGGTATTCTTCTAAATCTATACTCCGGATTTCCGTCATAAGATTTTCGTAATCGTTCCAGCGGGTCAAGAACGTTCCATAATGTACCGACCATCAGCTCCCTTGCTCCGTCATTTTTACGGTCAACCATCTTATTCAGATATTCTTGATACGTATTTTCCATTCGAGTAGGGCTAAGAGAATGTTCACGATCTCTTACCAGGTCATCTACGTACAAATATCCGTCTTTTGATACATCGACCGCACCTGTCCATGTTCCATCAATGCCTCGGCAAGTAACTGTTGCAAATCTATCTGGATCTCCTAATGTAATAGTAAACTCATCCGCACTTTTGTCTGTTACAAGAGATTTATTTGCATATTCTGGATTCCAAAAGAAAAATAATTCATCAAATGCATATTCTTCTGTCGAAAACAAATTCATAAGTTCCTTATAAAATCCTTTTGCAAGGATTCCAGAGTGTCCGCCCATTGCAGAGTGGCTATTTGGTCTACGCATTGCAACCCAAGCAAGGAAGAATATACATATTGTTGATTTTCCTACACGGGATGGCATTGACAAGCCGTAAAATTTGATCTTTCTGTTTTCCAAATCTTCAAGGTCATTTACAACAACCTTCAAAGTCTTTCTTCTTGGATAATAAAACCGCTTGCTCCAATTACGTTTACGCTCCATGTAATACATAAAGCTCTCGAAATTGTAATAGCTTTCCAATTTTAGAAGTTCATAATATTTGTCTATCAGGTCATATGGCGTATTATGTTCTTGTGCATATTTCTCTAAATCCCATATAGTTCCGCCTGTTTGTTTCATGCAGAACTGCTCTATAATTCCCTTAGATATCTTCGTAAGTTGTAACCCATACTCAATATCCTTTTCACCATTTATAGCCACCTTACAGGCTTCTACGTAGGCAGATATTACGGATTCATCGACTGGGTGTGTCTTTATAAAATTGTCATATTGAGTTACTGTGTTGATTAACTCTTTAGATGCCATAAAGAAAAGCACCTCCGCTCATTCAAGCAGAGATGCCGAAAAGAAATCTCTGCCTATAATTGTTTAAGGTTAGCGACTACAATCAATCTGTGGTCGGTAATGTTTTTATTAAAATTGCATTGTTCCATTGCAATACGGATGTAATTTATTCAGAAGCGCATTATAATCATCAATTACATATCTTACCGGAATTGCGTATGCTTTAATGCCATATTTTTCTGCTGTTTCTCTTTCGATCTGACAGCCGTTCCAATCGAAACTCTCACGTATTCCAATAAATACATCTGCCTGTGCCAGTTTCTTAATGCTCTCGCTCAAATACCATATAGCTTCTTTGCTGTTTTTAGGTGGGTTATCCTCAATGTAGCTGTCGATAAGCTCTAATTCCTCACCCTCATATATTTCAGCAATCTTTTTCATCTTCTGAATACTTGCTTTAATTTCTTCCTCTGTTCTGCCTTTCATCGGCACGCTTACAAATAATTTTTTCATAATAATTCCTTTCCGCTGATAATCAGCAATTTAATTCCACTGCCATCCCATTTCCTCTTCGCTAAGATATTTATGTCTCACTCTATACCTTTCAATATCTTCTTCCGCAAATGTAATTATATTGTTTGCAAGTCTTACATAAACTTCGTATTCATATTTACCATTCGACTTCTCCCATGTTTTGCAGATAACTCCTATGTCTGACTTATTTACAACAACAATATCTCCAAAAAGAAATTTAGGCTTGTTCATTTTTTCTTCTATTCCTCCTCAATCCAATCAATTTTGGTTTCCCTGCCAGCCATTGAAATCGGGTTTTCCAACATTGTTCCCATAACCTCCTTGAACAATCCACCAATGAATTTATTTTCAGCAATTTATCTTTATTCCCTCTGTCAACACTCCCGTCTTATCTTCATTCAGAATCAAATTTCCATTTTCATCAGTTTTATGCCATTGAGCATCTACGGTAATCATCGGTTCCATGTCTACATGACCGATAAAGTGTAATTCCATATCAGTGCATTTTACCTTTTTACCATCAATATAAACCTGTGCAAATTTCCCATCAGACGTTATCATGATTTTTGGTTTTTCTACCTCAATCGGATCACATTTATACATTGATTTCCAAGAATCTTCGTACCATTCGTCAATATAATGAATAATAGCATCTGCATAATATGTCGGTTTGCTCATTGTTTTTGTTCTACTGCATAATACTTTTTGATAATTTTCGATAATGAACTCACATTCAGCACCGTTATACTCATAATTTTTATAAAACCAATAAAAAGATTTCAGATTTTTGATAAAATCAATTAGTGTTTTCATTTCTTATTTCCCCACTCAAATTCAAAATCAGAACGCTTGATTTTGCATCTTGGCTCTCCATCAAGCCAGAATACAATGCCCTCAATATAATGGTCTGACAGATATTTCTTAATTCCATCGAATGTTCTTTCAACATCTATGATTATCGTTCCGTGTTTTACTATCGTATCAGATCGTAAATCATATGGATTTCCTTGAAAATGAACTCCAATCGCTTCATAAGTGCCATCTTGCATTTTGGGATAAATAAACTCTCTGTGTTCGCTTATTTTTCCGCTCGCCAATCCGCTATTAGTGGTTTCAATTTTTCCACTATCAATAGCGTTCTTGTATGCTTCCCTAAACCATTTATCTTCCGGTTTATTTTTGTCAACCTTCACCCAACATGGCAAGTGACCGGTTATTGGATCTGGTTCTTCTTGACATTTAATAGCACCTTTGGGAATTGGTTTACCTCTTTTCGCATCATACCGCTTATAAAATTCTCCGTTTATGATCGCGCAACATGAGCCATCAACTTTTAAGGTTGCTATGCCTTCCCCTTTAAGCACCCACTCCATGCCTTGTACAACATTCGGAAGTATGTCTACGATTTTATGATTTTCATATACTCTTTCAAACAATGTTGGTATTTTCTTCATTTATTTTCCACCAACTTTCTACCGCACATAGGGCAATAATTGATATCCACGTTTCCGTAATATGCATCATCCTCATAATGATATTTATTGAACCCATAAAAGCAAAGTTTATCGTCGATATAGCATAAAATAATTTTTTCTCTCGCAAAACCTATTTCTGTACACTCTATTTCTTCACCGTATGATATTCTTTTTATATCTTTGCAAAGTCACACATATCTCTCACTCCTATATTCGTTTCATGTAAATATTCTCTCTGATCTTCCCGGAAAAGAAATGCTGCAAGCTCTTAGACACGCGCCTGCCATTCATCTTGTAGTCGGTTGCGAAGTAATCATCAATCATCCACATATAATCTTCTGCTTCACAATCAACTACTTTACCGGTCGGATGGAAATATGCATCGACGATACTCTTAATTGCACTTTCTGATACGTCTATATGCCTTGTATTTGAATTTTCGTTGTACCTGTCGATAAAATATAGGATAATGTTTCTAAGGTCGATTATTCGGCTTCCTAGCGTGTTCGGTTCTGCATATCGACTAACAAGGTTCGGAACATCATCAATTCGATATTTAACATTGCTTTGCTCGACCGCCTTTTCGGGAGAAAAGCATGAACTAACTTTTCCTTTAGGAAAAGCATAAGATGTATTATCTGTATTGTAATATATATTTGTATTATATGGTATTGTTTGCGCATTTGAATCGTTTTGATTATGCATTTGTGCGTCATTGATTACGCATCCATGCGTAATGGGAGATTCATCATTTGGAATTTCTATTCTATAGTCGCTTAAAGGATATCCATTTTTCTTTAATGCCTTTGCAATATTAACCAGGTTTACCCTATATTGCATTGTTCTATCCCATTTGTATTTTGGGTTTGTCCTTTTATCAATAAATCCCATAGATACAAGATCATTTATATATCTTCTGATCTGGCTCGCAGACAATCCAAGCATAACCTCTTCTGAAAGTTCATCAGCTGTTTTATATATCCATCCAAAAAACAGTTCTCTTTCATTTTCTCCGTTGTTTCTTGCTATCTCGTTTTCTTTTTCAATAAACTTGTCAGCATCCGCAACTCTCTCAGACCAATAAATAAATTGGTTGAGAATAACTGCTTTTCTGTAATCTCCTGTAATAGTAAGAAGATCTTCTCTTATTAACGCTTTTTTAATTTTTTTATCTGCCATAATAATCAATACCTCCACCAGATATTATCATGCATGTCCGTGATACATGCTACCCACATAATAAAATCCAGCAAACAGGCACCGTGGTCGTGCTTTTCGGTAGCGAACCTAGTTTGCTGTAAATGGAGAAGATAGGAATTGAACCTATAATGTTTACCACGTGGGAACAGATTTACAGTCTGCCGCAACACCGCCAATCGTTGCCGCTTCTCCGTGTACGGTTTCTGATATAGGAAAGTATCATCCGACCACTTATTACCACTTGTCCATGTTCGACTGTCAAGCAACCCATATCAGCATTTTATTGATTCGGCAGGGAATACCGCAACGCCTGCCTATCCGGTAATGAACCGGACTCTTGATGCGGTGTGGATTTGCACCACACATGAAATTCTGTTAGTTAGTCCGCACCTACAATTAGGGATAAATGGATTTGTATTTTCTAACAGATTTATAGGTATAATTGCTTACAGCTATTTACCGGACTTGTTACTAGCAATTCTTGCCGCATACCTTTTTCTTAACCATTGATTAGCGTTTACCTATTCCGCCACGCATCAAACTCACATGTAGATGGTTTTAGAGAAATACAGATAACCAACAACTTATTTCCCTTTTCGGTTTACATGCGAAAACGCCGACATCGTGAGTCGAACACGAACAACATTTCTGTTGGATGGCTTAGCAAGCCATTGGAATACCATTATCCCATATCGGCATAAATACCGCCTGTTACGGTATGCACATCCGAAAATGTGCATGGTTGGATTCCACGTCATTGGGAGAAACAAAAAATGTCCCTTTGCAAGGGAATCGACACGGAAGATTCGAACTCCACCTATATCGCAATACGCGAATTATGCTTGCCAATTACACTACATGTCGAAGCGACTTTTTTCGCCGCGGGTTAGTCGAAATTGTGTGGCGCACGCGTGAACACCGCGCAAAATCCAAGACTGTTCGTTAGTCACGCACCGCGAATCAGTGACATAGAATCAGACAAGATATTACACTCACAACCCGATAAAAAATAGTTTGTTGCGTCAAAACGTATTCCTGGGTATGCAGGTTGTGAGATACGAAGCACCCGGAATCGAACCGGAATTTACGGGAAAACGTGGGGTGTGTAAAACCGTATGATCTGCCATTGATCTATGCTTCGTGTGCGCATCCTCTTGGGGAGTGGAAATGCGCAAAGGAGAAATGTGTGTTCCCCATGGGATAAAAGGGGTTTATACGCGCCGGCATTCAACCGGCAAAACCCACCGAGCCTTGTGACGGCTCTTAACAGCTTTCCGCTAGTGGGTTACGAAAGGAGGATCCTAAAATGAAAAACATTAAGAATCCAAACTGCCCTAGTTGGATTCGAACCAACAAATGCAGGAGTCAAAGTCCTGTGCCTTACCTTTTGGCGATAGAGCATAAAAACGCTTATGCAGCGTATTCTGACAAAATCCTGTCTAAAGTCGGTCGTGATACACCGATATTCTTCGCAAATGCAGACTTGGTGATCTTACCGGACCGGTAAAGAATCAAATTGCTATCAAGCAATTCACTATCTACAGTTTTCTTTGTACCGCCCTTGTATTTGCCTTCTTTCTTCGCGATGGCAATCCCTTCTGCCTGTCTCTCTCTTATATGCTCACGTTCGAGATTAGCGACATATGACAAGATCTGCAGAACAAGATCTGCCACAAATGTGTCTGTT